TAACATTGTGTTCTGGAATCTTAATGCTCACGATAATGTTCCTGTCAAGTATGACACTCGTGGTGCTGCTCTTGTTTCTGGTTTCTCGCCATCCATTGTTAAGGCTGTTTTACAGGCTGAAATGGGTAACTTTACGCCAGAGGCTATCATGATGCAGACTATCATGAACCCACGTTACGATTATTAAAAATACTAAATAAAAAGCGGGATATAAAATTCCCGCTTTTTTTCGTTCCTTTGTCATGTTACTGATGAGATTTTTATTAGTAACAAACGGAGGAAACAATGAAGAAACTATTGATAGTTCTCGCTTCTTTACTATTTTCTGTAGCTGCATATGCACAGAATTTGCCAGCTGGATCAGTTGGTATCGTAACAAATAATACACCAAACACATGGCAGTCATTCAATTATACATTCTCACCATCACAGAGTGGTGCTAACTTTATTGGGTTTGCATTTCGTCAGGATCCAGCTTATTGGACATTTGATAATGTCCGTTTGACAGCTGCTGGATCGCAAACAAATTTATTGACCAATGGCGCTTTCGATCATGGTGGTCAGTTTAATATAACAACAAGCAATGGACCAGGAACTATTCAGGCTCCAACTAACTGGGGTGTATGGTACCAGAATGGCACATATCCTGCAGCCGCTGGCACTTGGCAGGATATTGGTGGTTCAAATGGTGGTGTCTGGTATGATGGCGCTGTTGGATCATTCGATGGTATCTATCAGGGCGTAAACCTAACTGCTGGCGTAAGATATACTATTACATTTGATGTAAGTGGAAACCACACTAGTGATGGTGGTGCAGTACAGCTTGGTGTATATGGTGGTGCTTGTGCTACTGTAAGCATTGCTCCAGATCAGTGCACTATTCCATCTTCGGTAGGGTTTACTACGCTTGCGACTCCTGCACAAGGAGCATCAGCTGGTGGACCTCCTACTCCAACTGTAGTATCAACTGCTCCTGGAACGCCAAGAGTAACTTCTACTGTTGCTAATGGTACTGCTACTTCTACATCTGTTTCAACAAGAGGAACAACATCTAACGTAGCTAATGCTGTGTTGGGTACAACTGTTACTACTTCTAGCAATCGCGATGTTGCTGCTAGAAATGTTCAAACAATTGATGTTACAAGAACTACAACAGTTGTAAACGCTACACCAAGAACAACAACTACAACAGCAACTACACCAATTACTACTGTAACAACAACTGTTACTCCTAGAACAACTACAACCACTACTATCCCAGTTACCATCACAACTTACTCTGATGGTACAACAACCTCTGCAGATGGTACACCTGCAGTAACAACATCAACAACCAACGTTAGCTCTTCAACTACTACAACTACTAACGAAGTAATTGTATCGGTTGTAAGAGATTCAGTCGTTCAGACAACAGCTTCTGATCGTTCAGCTTCTGTATCTGCAGTTGCATTGAAAGACGCTATTGCTATCAGCAAGTTCAATCCATTCCTAGTTGATGTTCTATCAACAAAAGATGGCGCTTGGGCAACTCCACAAGCTGGATATGCTAAGACAACTGGTTCTTTCCGTACCAGTTCAATTGGATTTGGTGCTCAGAAAACTGTTTACGAAAACACTTTAGGTATTGCAGGAACATATGGTAAATCAAACAGCCATAGTTTCCTGAACTCAGCTTCTGATTCCGACTCATATGGCGCTACTGTTTATGCTCTTAATAAACAAAATGCAGTATGGACAAAACTTGCTATTGGTTTTGGTGTATCAGAATATTCTACAACAACAGCTCTTCCAATTTTTGCTCTAGCCAATTCAAGCAAGGTCAAGGTAAACAATTATTATGCTGATCTTACTTTCTATTCTGGTAGAGAAGTATATGGCTTCAGACCTCTTGTTGGTGTTGTTATAACAGATTCAAAAGTTTCATCAGCAACTGAAACTGGTTCGCCTCTTCTATCAACTCTACCAGAAAAGAAGAGCAACTTCGAAGCTCGTCCATACGCTGGTGTAAGATACGACTTTAATGATAACATCGGTGTTGAAACTCGTGTAACACAGTCTAAGGATTTCAAAACAGTTGGTCAGGTTCGTCTAACAGCTAAGAAAGAAATCTTCAAGAATGTTTACTTCGATGTTCAAGGCGGATTTGATAAGAGCTCTAACTACACAGCTGCTGTAGGTATGGTTGGTCTTAAGGTTAACTTCTAAATATTTCCAACACTCTTTCAACATACTTAGAACGCTCCATGACGAAAGTCTGGGGCGTTTTTTCATTATCGACAGCTATGATAATTACTATCTGTGGTACAGCTATCTTATATGTCCACTCGAACATCATAGAATATACAGTCGACTGCAAAAAGTAACTTTCGATCCAGTCTGCACGCTTTAATTTACGACTTGTTTTAAAATCAATAATGGAAACTTTACCATCATACTCGGCAACAAGATCGGTTCTTCCTGCGCATCCTAGAGCCTTGGAATACAAAGGAAGCTCAACCCCTAGCACGTTATCGACCTTCTGGTCCAGAAGCTCCGCAATGCCTTTAAATGTGTCTATGTTACTGGGCATAGCCTTACGATACACAGGCTCCATATCTTCATTCATAACATAGCTTTCTGCAATGGAATGGATAGCCGTTCCTCTTCGAGCAGCCTGCGTAGAAATACGAGTCGCTTCAGCTTCGCCTACTCGAGCTCTCCACTCGAGTAGGGCTGTTTTATCCATCTTTTCACTGAGGATTGTCGTAACAGATTTGAGCTTAGTAATACCGTCTGGTAGCACGTAGTGTCTGGAGCCATCGATGTTTTCTGTTTTTAAATCAACAAATGGCACCAGAACATGTTTAAATTGTTTACGCTGCAATTTTTAACCTATCTTTCTGAATAATATAATCTTTCACCAGAGAGCTTCGGACGATATCGTTCTCATTAAAATCAACAAAGACAAATGACTTCATGCGTTGTATGATTCGCATGAAGTCAGTCAATCCATTTCTATCTTGTTCTTTGGTGAAGTCAGACTGTCTGAAGTCGCCACAGAAAACTATTTTACAGTTTTTACCAACACGAGTGATCACGCTATCAAGTTCGTGTAATGTCATGTTTGCTATCTCATCAACAATAATAATGCAATCATTAAGAGTAATACCACGTATGAAAGAAGTACTGACGAAATCGACAAGACCTTTTTGTTTAAGATATTCATATGCATCTCCTCTGCCAAACAGTTCAGAACATATAGCATAATAGGGAGCTTCATATACCTTAGCCTTTTCTTTGGAGTTTCCTGGCAGAAATCCCATGTCTCTTGTAGGAACAACAGATCTAACTATAACTACCTTTTTATATTGATTGTTTTCAGTTAAAATTTGTTTAAGTCCAAGGTACAATGAAATGAAACTCTTACCAGTCCCTGCGATCCCATGAAGCATAAGGTTTTTACCTTGTTGGTATGCTTCGAAAGATAACTTTTGGTTCTGAGTAAGAGGTTCAAAATTTTTTAAATTGAAGTTTATCTTTTCTTGGTTTGAAGATTTTGCTCCATTCTGTCTGAGAATTCTCTTTTCTTTTCTTGTTAATCTTCCAGTACTCTCTTCCATCATAATCCTTTAATGTGTATTGATGGTACTCCTAGATATCCCTTGGGAATGTGTTTTCTTCATGTCTTTTAGTAGATCTCTGAAACCTTGTTCGGGTTTCTTCATGCCTCTACCAGAATGAATAAGGGGTGCACCATTTACTAATTGAGTTACTTGTGGGTTATTTTTCAAATATTCATCTAGAGCAGAGATACTCATGAAGTCCTCGTACTCCTCACCAGTTTCATTATTAAGAAATCTATATGTTGGCATCAGCGATGTTCCTCGTGTTCGTCGGGCCAACTATCTTCATCAGCCATTTCATCATATATATTGTCGTAAGCGTATTCGCTTTCTTCGTCTTCTAAGAGAGCCGAGATATCCTTGGTGCGGAGGGCACGATCAACTCTCTTTTCTTTTCTCTTATCAAGAAAATTCTTTGGATTATATGATTGATTCTCTTCATCATCATCATAAGAGAAATCATTCTTACGGAATTTCTTAATTTGTTGCTTGCTCATTGATTAGCCCTGGAAGTCCTTCTACTACATGCTGGATGGTGATACCCTTGAATGGCAGCTTCTTATCCTTGATGGCACAAAGAAGCTTGGCATCTCTTGGGTCTACGTTTTCGAGCAAACTGACAAACATTTGCTCTCTTTTTTTCTGAGGGAGATTATCATGAAATCCCTTAACAAAATACTGAATCATTCTTGCTTCCCTAATAAGCACACCTTCTTGATCAGTAAGTTCATTAGGCTTATAAGGCGGATCACCTTCAGGAAGAAGAAATACTACGTTCGGATCAAAAGCTGCTTGCAAAACCATGCGCAGGATAAGACTATCATTTGCTTTTAAAGCATCAATTTTTTCCTGGGTCTTTTTAAGCTTACCAACCTTTTCTAGAAATTCGGCTACACTAACTTGCATTAAAATTCTCCAATAGATTCCATTAAATTTTTAAGTTTATTTGCCATGAAATAATTCATAAGCTTATCGCGACTCTTATTATTTTGATTTTCATATGATTCTAGAATCTTAGCACTGAGATCTTTAGGAACATAAGAAAGATCGATAAGTTGTTTGTTACGCATATAATTACGAAAGACTGGATGATCGAACTTGCCATCCAATCCGAGATCGATAAAGGCATCGATCTTCTTTTGGGTCATCGGCTTTTGACGATCCCCAACAACAAAACAATTGTCAGAAGAAAGTACGTTAGGAACGCCATCGCCTGCATCTCCTTTGAGGACATGTTCATCCAAGTAACGACTTGGATCTTCATGAGTGATAAACTTCTTACGAACAGGATCGTACTGCTTAACATGAGAGTACTTGTGCAGCTGGATAAAGTCCTTATCGCCAGACAAGATCAAAACTTTATCTTCTGCATCAGCATTTTTAACCAATGTCGCAATGATATCATCCGCCTCAGCAGATTCAATATCGATAACACGGTAAGGGAAAAATTCCTTGAGTTCTGCACGAATTTTGTTCATGCATTCGAAGATAGACTTCCAGTCCATTTCAGACTTTTCTTGAGCCTTCTTGCGATTAGCCTTGTAGTAAGGGAACAGCTGCTTGCGCCAGTAGTTAGTGTTATCACAAGCAATAATCATTTCACCATACGTATCGGCGAACTTTGTTTTATATGATCGTAGAGAGTTAAGAACCATATGGCGAACCATATTTTCTTCCAAATGGGCATTGGTATGGTTGCCGAGTTGCATCATGAGATTAGACAGCATCACTTGACTGAAGTCAACAATAATCACAGTTCACCTTTACTTTTTATCATTCTTTAAGTTGAGTTTTAACGAGTCGACGATTCGTAATGAACCTTCTTCTTCATCGTCAGGAATGAAGACTTTATTTGCGATTCGTTGAAATGGGTGGTATATATCATAGTACCTGCATAACATGGATCTTAGAGATTCTATAAGGAAAGCGCCCTCTTTTATATCTTCATCATCAGTTTCTTCAGGAAAACTGAACCCAGAAACTTCGAGTTGATTGAAGATCAGAGGAGCTATGTTGCCGATTGTTTCTTGGATGTGGTAATGTCTTGCCATAATGATGTTATTTTGAATTTCTTCGATAGTTTTGTTTTTAGGATCAGCAGCTTTCGAATTATTCTTCGGAAACACAATTACATTATTGGCAGGAAAAACGACAACATTGTTATCTTTTTTTATCATTAAAATTATTATACCTTAACTGGATAATTTTGTCAATCATTATTATTTAGTTTAATCAAGTTCTGTAGACAAACATTGGCTTAGGAAAACCTCTTGACTCTTCAGTTGGATAAGTCTGTACAAGAGCGTTCAAAAGATTATCCCACTGACCGATACGGTTGTCCCAGTTGTAGTAGATATCTGCGTAGTTTTTTTGGTTCGATATCTTAACTTGGTAGTCAACTTCACTCATATTTATTAGATGCTCAATCGTACTGTGCATAATACTGTAAAATGTTCCAGCATGCTGGTTAATGTCTTCGTTCCATTGGTACATATGCGTCCAGTTGGCTGCAGTCTCTGGTAGAGCTCCAAGATTAGGATGAACACAGATCACACCAGCCGACATAGCCTCCATCATTGAGATGCAGCTGGTCTCTTCCCAAATTGACGGGTAGGCATAGATGTGTTTTGATTTTAAAACATCATGAATCTCTTTATTAGAAACAGCGCCCATGTAGTTGATACCAGGTGTATTGCGGCATTCATCAAACAACTGCTGATATTGTTGATCGCGTTCTCCCCAACCATATACGTTAAAAGAAGAATAAACATCTAGTTCGATATTGTCAAACGTTTCCTTCAACTTTTTGAACACAGGAACAAGGATCTGCAATCCACGGTGAGGGGTTGTGTGGTAAATCAAACGAATGGTATCGCGATTTTTTTCTTCGAACTTGAAGTTGATTGGGTTGATACAGTTATGAAGTACAAGGCACTTTGACCAAGGAATCTGATAACGTTCGATATAACCACGCATCTGCCAATGCGAAGAAAAGATAATTTTATGAAACTTTTCCCAGCCATTGTTATGGAGATGTTCTGAAGCAGGATCGCCTGCAAGATCTTGACACCAATAAAGTCGAATATGTTTTTCTGACAGATCTTCTTGAACACGAGAAACAAAAATCTGAAAATTGTCCAAGAGAGTTGTGTCCAACTTTTCTTGAAGAGCATATTTCATAATTTCTGTTCCACCCATAGCATTTGTGGAAAGACTATCTTTTGCGAAAGGCATTATAAACTCCTACTTCAACCAGTTTTGATTATTCATGTACCATTGCGAAACCAATGGCAATCTTTGTTCTACAGTCATTGAAGGCGACCAGCCTAATGAGCGCAAATACGCTCCAGAGATAGCATAGCTAAAATCATGTCCTGGACGCTCTACATTGGGATCAACCAACTCATAGTCCAAAGGTATGTTGATACCATCAGCGATAATTTTAGCAATTTCTAAGTTATTGTACTGTTTGTCTGCAGCGATGTTAAATTTAGGACACTTGCCGCCCGAAACAGGTATGTCAACTTGATTTAATTTCAAAATAAAAACAAGAGCCGATGCAACATCTTTAGCATGCAAATAACAACGAGAACCAATAGCATTGGTTTTGCTATCATAATGGATAATTAGTTTTTGATTATTGACGATTTTCTTCAAGCACATAGGAATGTACTTTTCAGGATTCTGTCGTTCGCCATACACATTCATTGTATGGGTAATATATATAGGCAGCTTGTATGTGTTCTGATAAGCAACACACATTACTTCAGCTGCAGCCTTGGAAGCAGAATATGGGTTCGTAGGATTAAACCTATCATACTCTGTAAATGAGTAGTTTGGTACAGCAGGTCCAAAAACCTCATCTGTAGAAAAATAAACAAAACGCTCAAGATTTTTTAGAGTGCGAGCATACTCTAAAAGATTTGTTGTTCCGATAACATTGTTTTCAACAAATTCCATAGGAAATTGAATAGATCTTGTTACATGTGATGCTGCAGCAACATGAAGTATTACGTTCACGTCGCCCAAAACGTCAGAAATTTGTGGAGAGATAGCAGCCCTAAGATCGTGATGGACAATCTTAACTCTGTGCTTATTATCCTTAACGATTTCGCCGATTCTATTGAGATTGCCAGAAAAATCTAGTCGGTCAAAACTTATGATATTATAATCTGTATTTTCAAGAAGATATTCAATAATGTGATGCCCGATAAATCCAGCACCACCAGTCAACAAAACATTCACTGACCACGCTCCTGTTCAGTAGCCTTAGCATTAAGGTAAAGCATAACATTTTCTGGAGAAGAAGCTCCATATGGGTCATCATTCGCTTCGTCGCGATATCCAGGCTCTTCGAACCAAGCCTCAATCAAACCATCATCAATGATAGCAGCATAACGCCAAGAACGCAAACCAAATCCAAGATTGGTTTTCTTAACAAGCATACCAAGACCCTTAGTAAATGAACCATTACCATCAGGAATTACCTTGACTTTATTAATTTCTTGCTGCTTGGCCCATGCATTCATAACAAATGAATCGTTTACTGACATGCAGTAAATCTCGTCGATGCCATGAACTTCTTGGAACTCATTGTACATCTGTTCAAATCCAGGAAGCTGGAACGTTGAACAAGTGGGAGTGAAAGCTCCAGGAAGCGAGAAAAGGATTACTCGTTTACCAGCAAAATAATCAGCAGTATTTACATCCTGCCAACGGAAAGGATTAGGACCGCCAATAGAATCATCGCGAACACGTGTTTTAAAAGTTACATTAGGGACACGACGTCCAATGTAAGAATTCATATCAACATAATTGACCATGATTAAGCCTGACGAGTTAAATAATTAGGACGAACGTACTTAGCGCCAAAATATTCCTTGACAAGATCAATAACAACCTGATCATCATATTCCTTACAAGAGAATACGTCAAGGTACATTGCATTTCCGCCCATTCCATCATCAGGAACGAAGTGAGCACAAATATTAGAAGTTTCGATAAGCTGGACGAGAGTGTAACCAGCCTTATTACCAGACCCAAAATTTACAATCTGTGGCTCGCCATAAGCAATCATGTCGATATCCTTAACAAGACGCTTGACGAAATCGTAAATTCTATTGTAGTCTGTGATTGCATCATGATCCAACTCAGCGCAATCAAGAACGAGATGATAACCCCAGTATGCCATAATATTCTCCTTAGCGCCCGAGAGGATCGGGCTTTTCGTATTTAATTTTGTTGATGAATTTGAGCTTCTGTTGTTCAGTCCACTCTTTTAGATAATCGTTATCTTCGTCGAACATACGAAGATATTCTTCTTTACTTATCTCTCTGTGAGAGAGAATAATTGGGCTAGGAAGAAGATGTTCTTGAGAAAATTCTTCAAATTGAGGATTTCCATATTCCATAACAATTTCATCAAGAGCATGTTCAATATCATTTTCTACTTCAACGCAGTATCGGATACGAAACTGCGAAAGGCAGTCAACCATAACAAGTTTTTTCACGGATAATGCTCGCTAACATCATGAATGTGGATAACTGAATCAATACGGAAAGAACGCCAACCTCTTTCATTCATATCCCAAGCTGCAATAACATCAGGATTTGTTTGATGGAATTCTTTCTCATTCTTTTGTTCGTTGAGATCAACCCTGTACTTCTCAGGAAGAAGCGCAGGCTTGAGAGTGCATCGCATAATTCTTGCTTCGCCATTGACCTTAGTAAAAGTCACTTCGATAACATTCTTTCGTAGATCTTTAATGATCGTATCACGGTCATACATAATTTATACCTCTTCGTTTAGCAACTTCTGTGTATTTTTGATTTCTTCATTGATTTGAATTCTAAGATTATCAAATCCACCAATATAAAAACCATCAATTACAATTACTGGAAATGATCTTGCCTCAGTATATCTTTCAAGAAGAAATTCTTTTGTAAAGTCAACATCGAGTGTGTATTCAACAAATGGAATTTGTTTGTCTCGTAGGAAAGACTTAGCTCTTTCACAAAAGACGCAATTTGGTTTTGAGTAGATTTCAATCATGACAAACGAACTTCCCAATAAGCAATTACATCCAATGGATCTTTAGGATTATATCCTCGAACCATCATATCGATGTCTACCATTTCTTCTAGTGTAAATAGCATGTTTATCTCCTATCTTTATATATTATATCTTATAAGTTGTTTTATGTCAACCAGCTGTTCTGTACCCAAGAACTTTTCCTGATGGGAAATATCCAGCCTGAACAGCATGATCTGTGTTACCACCATAAACAACTACGTATTTTACGCCATTGTACCATTCATATCCTTGGAAAAATCCAACATGTCCAGCCCATTTATTATTTCCACGTGTAAGCACTACGATATCTCCTGGTTTCGGATCATTAGTTTTTATACCCCATGTAAGAAAACTACGTGCAGTTAAACTACCTGTTGTTTCATATCCTTGACGATTAAGAATCGCATTGGCAAAAGCTGCGCACCAAGGAATTTTTGTTGGATCTACGGGTATATTGTTGTTACCTTCAGCAAGAAGAGCCTTTAGCTCTTGACGATTGCTTTTTGCAGATTTACCTTCCCATTTTTTAGCTTCCATGTATGGACCAGAACCTCTGTCGCATACTGTAAAGAAACCTTTACATTCTTGTTTAATGGGAGGAGAGGGTGGTTTTGCTGTCGCAGCAGTCGCAACACGATTTTTGTTAGCTTTATCGCGCTCGTATTCTCTAGCCCAATAGGAACCAGCATTTTCTTCAGACATAGGAGCTGCGAATGAAGTATAAACTGTTGACCCGCAACCAAATATTCCACAGTCTTTTAAAAACGCATTAAACTTATCTTCAACAGTAACTGCAGGATTCTTTTTTACTTTTTTCAAACGCTTCTTTTTAATTGGCTTCTTTTTAACAATTTCAGTTTGTTCTGTATTAGTTGGTTTTGCACTAGCAGAAGTTGTTGGAAATAATACTCCTAATGCCACTACTGAAGTTAAAATTAACTTATACATTTTATTTTCTCCTATCAAGAACTTCTATAAGCAATTTAGCTTTTCCACTATGAAAAAATCCTAATGCTTCTGCGCCTCCTTTTGAGACATCAAGTTCTTTTGTTCTGACAAATGGCCCTCTATCATTAACGATAGCATCAATTGTTTTACCATTACCGACATTTGTCAATCTTAGCATCGTACCGAAAGGAAGAGTACGATGCGCTACAGAATATTTAGTTGAATCAAATTTTTTACCAGATGCTGTTTTTTTACCGTTTTTATACCAACTTGCTGTGCCATGATAAGGTTCAGCGTTAGCAACACAGCTAAACAATATCATGGCACAGCTAATTATTCGAATCACTTCTTCTTCTTACCCTTCAAACGCCTAGCTTTACGTTTTGCAGAACC